TATTAAATTCTATTGGATTTACCGATGACTATGAAGGCGATATGACAACTCGCCGGGCAATTATGTGGACGTTAAGTTTTATTATGAAATTGAACTTTTATGGGCCCGTTAATAAACAAGGCATTATTAATAAGGTCACAACTAATACGTTCAGAGATGCTGCACTAAGTTCTCAGCAGTCTAGAATAATTGTAGAAGGAACTGGCGATTTAGCAAATACTATTCCTGCCGGCAATGTAACATATCTTAGTACCTTTGAAGATTTTTAAATGAAAAATATTGAACAACTAAATAATCTCTTTAATTTAGATCCCATGACAGACAAATCCATGGAACTAACTACTATTCCTGAAGCAATGAATTCCAACAAGGAAATAGATCAAGAAGATGATTATCAATTGGCAAGACAGACTATGAGAAAACTTCTAATGAAGGGTGAAACCACATTGGATGATCTTATTGAATTGTCTAAAAATTCTGAACATCCTAGGACATATGAGGTTGCAGGGCAATTTATGAAGACTATGTCTGATGTTTCAAAAGATCTTTTAAATTTACAGAAACAAGTTAAAGAATTAAAAGCAGACGATATACAACAAAAAATTGGTACTCAGAATAATGTAGTGTTTGCCGGGTCAACTGCAGAATTATTTAAAGCATTGAAGCAACATAAAGATAATGGTAATATAATTGAGCAATAAACCTACATCATATAACGGTAATCCCAATTTAAAACAAATTGGTACTACCATATCGTATACTAAAGAACAGGTTACGGAAATCATTAAGTGTTCTCAGGATCCAATTTACTTTATTGAAAATTATTGTCAAATAGTTTCATTGGATAGAGGTTTAATTCCATTCAAATTATACGACTGTCAAAAAGAAAAAGTACATACGATTCTAAATAATCGTAAAGTGATTTTGATGGAAGGTCGCCAACAAGGCAAGACTATAACATCCGCTGCATGCATTCTTTGGTATACGTTATTTCAGGAAAACAAAACAGTTGCTATTCTTGCTAATAAATCATCTGCGGCACGGGAAGTGTTATCTCGGTATGAGCTAATGTATGAGATGCTTCCAATATGGATGCAGCAAGGTGTCAAGACATTTAACAAGGGCGATATTGAACTTGAAAACGGGTCTAAAGTATTTACAGCGGCAACAAGTACATCGGGTATTCGAGGTAAATCTGTAAATTGGTTATATATTGATGAGGCGGCAATTATTCCAAATAATGTTGCAGAGGAATTTTTTACATCTGTTTATCCGACAATTTCTGCGGGTACTACTACAAAAATTCTTCTTACATCTACACCGCTAGGTTATAATCATTTCTGGAAATTCTGGAATGAGGCAGAACAGGGACTGAATGGGTTTGTGTCCTTGTTTATCCCATATAATAGAATTCCGGGCAGGGATGATAAGTGGGCGGCAGAACAAAAAGCTATGCTTGGTGAACTTAAGTTTAATCAAGAGGTTTTATGTAATTTCTTAGGATCTTCTAACACACTAATCAATCCAGATACTATTGGAAAAATGTCCGTTAAACCCTATGTATATACTAAGGATGGGTTGGACATTTTTGTAGAGCCTGAAGAAGAACACATATACATGTTGGTAGCTGATACTTCTAGGGGGGTCGGTGGAGATTACTCAGCGTTTACAGTTCTTGATATTACTGCGTATCCATACTCGGTTGTTGCAAAATATAGAAACAATAAAATCAGTCCCCTTCTTTTTCCAAATATAATATATAAAGTAGCGAAGGATTATAATAAGGCCTATTGTTTGATAGAGATCAACGATAATGGGCAGCAGGTTGCAGATTCGCTATATATGGATTTGGAATACGAAAACGTATTCTTTGTGGGAAGTAACAGTAAGAGTGGACAATATCTCTCAGGGGGGTTCTCTTCAGGGGCGACTCTGGGTGTTAGAACTACTAAACAGGTAAAACGCTTAGGATGTACTTCCTTTAAGAGTTTGGTGGAAAGTACCAAACTGCTAATTCACGACCCCGATATAATTAATGAAATATCTACATTCATAGAAGTCAGGGGAACCCATAAGGCAGACGAGGGGTATCAGGACGATTTGGTAATGTGTTTGGTACTATTTGCATGGGCAACAAATGAACTATTCTTTAAAGACTTAACCGACACCAATCTCAGGAAAGCCTTATATGAGGAACAATTCAAACAAATTGAAGAAAATCTGACTCCATTTGGTATTATAGAAAATGGTATTCCTGAAGAAGAAAAACCTCAAATTATGACAGACGCAATTTGGTTTAATGCAGCATCAAAGTCTCCGCAAGAAATTGAAGAAGCGCAAAGAAGATTCCTTGAAAATGTCTAAAAGACAGTACTTATAAATAAATAGAAATCATAATATAGACAAATATCTATAAAATTATCAAGGAGAAGACGATGGCATTTCAGCTTTCACCTGGCGTTGTAGTAACGGAACAGGACAGAACAACAGTTGTTCCAACAGTTGCAACCACATCTGGAGGGTTCGCAGGCGCATTCCAATGGGGTCCTGTAGAAGAAGTAACGACTGTAGATTCAGAAACAAATTTAGTTACTGCTTTTGGTAAACCAAATGATACTACTGCAGGATATTTCTTTACTGCTGCAAATTTCTTATCGTATGGTAATAATTTAAAAGTAGTTCGTGTAGTGGATAAGGGCACTGCAAGAAACGCTGTAACTAGGCCTTCTGGTGCAGTAACCGGAGTTATTATTCCTCCAAATACCAATGATAATCTTTATTTTGAAGCCAACGCAAATTTAAGCGTAGATATGGACAGCGGTGTGTTTGGTATTATCCAGGCAACGGGTACCCCGGTTTTAAATACTAGCAATGGTAAGGTAGTAAGTTTAACAGTTACAAATACTGGGTTTGGATATAATACTGCCCCAACCGTTAGCTTTATAGGCGGCGATCCTACAAGTCATGCTACTGCTAATGCGGTTCTATCAAGCGGACAAATATCTAATATATTTGTATTAAATGGTGGTAATAATTATACCACTTTATCAAATGTTGTAATAGAAAATCAGGATTCTACATCTGCACGGGCAAATCTAGTAGTAAGATTTAGAATGAGAGATGCCAATATTTCTGTTATTGGATCCGATTATGATTCTAATGCCAATATCGTATTCTCTGGTAATATTGACGCAACCGGCGTACATGCCACAGCAAATTTAGTTATTACTAATGGTAATATTACTGGGATAACAATAGTAACACAGGGCAATGGTTACATAGGTGCACCAAACGTAACAATTAATAGAAACAGCGCAAACGTTGGAACTAATGCAACCGTAGTTGCAAACGTTGCGTATGGTTATATTGATAGTATTACTATCAGTAATCCGGGTATTGCTGGATATGCTCAAATTCCTTCTGTAATAATTAATAGAAATAATTTATTGGGCGGCACAAATGCTGCGGTTCAAGCTCGTATTAGCGCATATGTTAGCGCATTAACTCTAACTGCAAATGGATATGGTTATCAAAATACTACCCCCTCTGTAGTAATTACTCCAGCAACAGCTGATTTAGATTTTATTACTGCAAATGTTACAGCAAATGCAACAGTTAAATATCCTTTACAATCTGTTACTATAACAAATGGAGGATTAGGGTATACTACCGCTCCGAATGTTGACCTTTACCTAGGCAATACAGTAGTATTAAATACCAGCGGAAATGTATCTTTAACTTCTCCTGTTATAACTAACGATGATAATTTTATTCTAAATTATTCTTCAGGCGGTCTACCATATGGTGAATTTGCTGCAAGATATCCTGGTGCTTTAGGAAATTCTATTAGAGTTTCTATGGCGGATTCTGCAACTTATAGTACATGGTTATATAGGTCACAATTTAACGGTACTCCTGGTACATCTGCGTATGTTAGCGAAAAATCTGGTTCTAACGATGAACTACATATTTTAGTTATAGATGTGGATGGATCTTGGTCAGGTACCGCAGGTACAATATTAGAAAAATATGCATATGTATCTAAAGCATCTGATGCTAAGAATAGCGACGGTTCAACTAATTATTATAAGAATATAATTAATAATCAATCTGAATATATTTGGTCTTTAGATCACCCAACCGCAAATACAACTACAAACTGGGGCTCTGAAGCAAAATCAATAACATTTGGAAGTTTAACCGCAAATGTAACAACCACATTAACCGGCGGCGTTTCAGGAGATAGCGTTTCTACAGGAAATGTTTCAACAGGATATGCATTATTCTCAAATGACGAATTGTATGATATTGGTCTAATTCCGATGGGGCCAACAACTGCAGTATCTGCTGTTAATGCTGCAATTGCCATAGCAGAAACAAGAAGAGACGCTGTAGTATTTGCATCTCCTCCATATGAAGATGTTGTTAATACCACAGGGCAAGCAGATAAGATTGTCACTTATAGAAATCAACTAACATCTTCATCTTACGCAGTTCTAGATACTGGTTGGAAATATCAGTATGACCGATATAACGATAAGTACAGATATGTTCCTCTAAACGGTGACATTGCTGGTCTTGCAGTAAGAACAGATCTAATATCAGATCCTTGGTTCTCCCCTGCAGGTTACAACAGAGGCGTAATTAAGAATTTAGTTAAACTAGCGTATTCCCCTACTAAAACAGATAGAGACACACTATACAAGAGCGGTGTCAATCCTGTAGTAACATTCCCAGGTCAAGGCACATTATTGTTTGGAGATAAGACTCTTCTATCAAGACCAAGTGCATTCGATAGGATTAATGTTCGCAGATTGTTTATTGTTCTTGAGAAGTCTATTGCAACTGCAGCAAAATTTCAGTTATTCGAATTCAACGATCCATTTACAAGAAATCAATTTAAGAATATTGTGGAACCATTCTTAAGAGATGTACAAGGTCGTAGGGGCATAACAGATTTTAGAGTAGTTTGCGATGAAACTAATAATACTCCCGCAGTCATAGACAGAAATGAATTTACTGCAGATATTTTCATTAAACCATCAAGATCTATCAATTTTATTCAGTTAAATTTCATAGCAACAAGAAGCGGTATTTCTTTCGAAGAAGTCGGCGCTTAATAGGAGATCCAAATGGATATATCAACATTTAAAAGTAAATTAGGCGGCGGCGGCGCAAGACCGAATCAGTTTGAGGTAGTTATCAATTACCCAGCTAGTCTAGGTCAAAAGGCCGGAGATTTTGGAAGATTCTTAATAACTACCGCTGAATTGCCTGGGCAAACGATGGGAGTTACTCCCATTTATTATAGAGGCCGTTTAATTAAATTGGCAGGCGACAAGGAATTTGCACCTTTTAGTTGTTCCGTGATTAATGATGCTGATTTTACTGTCAGAAGCGCATTAGAAGCGTGGATGAATCTTATTGAGAATAGATTAGATAAAACGGGTTTAACAAACCCAGCAGATTATCAAAGGGTAATAAGTATTTTTCAAAAGGATCGTAACGATCGTATTTTAAGAGAATATAAATTGGATGCAGCCTTCCCCGTGGAAGTTGGGCCTGTTCAATTAGATTTTGGTAGTAACGATCAAATCTCAACATTTGGAGTATCGTTTCAATATCAGACATTTAGTATTGTGGAAACGCCTGCGACGGCTGAATTGCTGCGTACTGGTTGAACAAGATAAACAGTAATATTTTTGAAAGAATTTAATTATGGCAGTTAAGCTATTTGGCTTTACCTTTGGTCGAGATGATGCGGATGACCAACCGATAACAAAGAATAAACAGGGATTCGCCACACCTATATTAGATGATGGCGCGTCTACTGTACAGGCAGGTGGATATTTTGGTACGTATGTTGATTTAGATGCAACTACAAAATCTGAGTATGAGCTGATTACTCGCTATAGAGAAGCAGCATTATACCCAGATACTACCGCAGCTATTGATGAAATTTTAACTGAGGCAATTGCAGCAATAGATGACGAAGCGATTGTTAAAGTAAATTTAGATCAGCTTGACATACCTGATGATATTAAAGATACTATCGAAAAAGAATTCGATACAATATTACAGTTGCTAGATTTCAACGATAAAGGTTATGATATCTTTAGACGTTGGTATGTAGATGGTAGATTATATTTTCAAAAGATCATTGATACTAAAAACCCAAGAAGAGGTGTTTTAGAACTTATTCAAATTGATCCTAGAAAAATTAAAAAATTACGTGAGGTTAAAAAGGAAAAAGACAGAGATACTGGCGTAGATCTAATTAAATCTGTTGAAGAATTTTTTGTTTATAATGATAAAGGATTAACTTATAATCCAACATATTCTACTACTGCTCATCAGGGCGTTAGAATAAACACAGATGCAATCTGTTTCGTGCCATCTGGTCTATTGGATTATGATAAGAATATAGTAATTGGTCATTTACACAGAGCAATTAAGCCTGTCAACCAATTAAAGATGATGGAAGATGCATTAGTTATTTACAGAATAGCTAGAGCACCTGAGAGAAGAATATTTTATATTGACGTAGGTAATTTACCTAAGTTAAAAGCTGAGCAATATTTAAAAGATATTATGGCTCGCTATAGAAATAAAATTGTGTACGATTCAAACACAGGTGAAATTAGAGATGATCGTAAGATGATGTCTACACTTGAGGACTTTTGGTTGCCGAGAAGAGAAGGGGGCAGAGGTACAGAAATTGATACATTGGCCGGCGGAGAAAATCTTGGTCAAATTGAAGATGTAAATTATTTTCAATCTAAATTATATCAGGCATTGAATGTTCCTTTGTCAAGAATGCAACCGCAGACAGGTATCTCGTTTGGTAGGGCGACTGAGATAACTAGAGATGAGTTGAAATTTGCGAAGTTTGTTGGTAGATTGCGAAAGAAGTTTAATGAATTGTTTACCGATTTATTAAGAACGCAATTATTACTAAAAGGTGTATTGACTGATAAAGACTGGACTAGTATAAAGGATAAAATCCAATATAGATATACTCAGGATCAGTATTTTGAAGAAATGAAAGATGCTGAGAATATGAGAAACAGAGTTGATTTGTTAACGCAAATTCAACCTTTCGTTGGTGCATATTACAGTCAAGATTATGTTATGAAAAATATACTAAGAATGTCGGAAAAAGAAATTGCAGCAATGAAGAAACAGATAGAATCTGAACCTCCACCGCCGCAAATTGGTATGCCGGGTATGCCCCCGGGCCAGCTTCCGCCAGGACAAGATCAGGATCAACAGCAGCCGCCTCAATAAATAATGTAAAGGAAAAATTATGGAATCGTCAGTCATTCATCACATGGTAGATAGTATTATTAATAATCAACAAACTGATGCTATGGAAAAATTTAATGAAATCATGGCAACAAAAATTACTGATGCATTAGATGCTAAAAAAATGGAACTTGCATCTAATATAGGCAAAGAACAGGGACAAGAAGAACATGAAGAGATTTAAAGAACTCAGAGAGAGTTATTTAGAAGAAAAATTAAAGGCATCCGATCCTGCCGGGACATACATACACGACTTTGTGCATTCTGATAATCCAAAATTTGCAGGCAAATCTAAAGCAAAACGCATTCAAATGGCTTTGGCTGCTTCTTATGGCGCAAAAGGCAAATCAAGAAATGAAGATGTTGAATCTGTAGAAGAAGGCATGATGGATACTGTAAAGACTGTTGCTAAGAAAGTTGGCAAAGCTCTAACCGGCGGATCAGATCAGGATCAATTAAAAAACCTACAAAAGAAAATGGGCGTGCCTCAAACAGGCAAGAAGCCAACTTCTAAATAAGAGAAAAAAAATGGCAATAACAAAATCCATATTAAAAAACGTAAGACAGCAATCGGTTGTTAAACTTATTAATGATGCAACTGTTGGTACTGCGAACGTCAATTTAATTGATTTAAAATTAGCGGATGAAACATTTTTAGGTGAACTTAATTGTAATGTTAATATTCAAACAGTAATGTTTTCAGCATCTGATTCTTCAGTTAATCCTATTGTTATTGCAAGAGGATCTAATGTTCAAACAGCATTAGCAACGGGCAATGTAATGTTCTTGCACGGAGCTGATAAGTTTGAGCTAACACAAGATACAGGTTTTCATGATAAAACATTAAATTCATCTAATATTGCAGTTCTAATGCCTCCTCAATCTATGTTATATTTGGTTCTTGGTAAGTCAGCAGGATACCGAGAACCAGATCAACAATCAGCCCCAAGGTAAACTAATATGAGATTAATTAAAGAAGTAGCACAAGATTTAAATTATCTGATTGAAGCTAAAGATGGCGGCGGCAAGAATGTCTACATCGAAGGAATTTTTGCACAATCTGATACTGCAAATAAAAACAATCGTTCCTATGGTAGAAATATCATGGAAAGAGAAGTTGGCAAGTATCAGGATTTAATCGGACAAAAAAGATCTCTAGGAGAACTTGGTCATCCGGAAAATCCCTCAATAAACTTACATCAGGTTTCCCACCTAATCACTAGCCTAAAGATGGAAGGCAAAGATGTGATGGGTAGAGCAAAAATTTTAGAAACACCAATGGGTGTTATTGCAAGAAATTTAATAGAAAATGAGGTTCGTTTGGGCGTATCAACTAGAGGGCTAGGATCGTTAAAAATGAACTCAAATGGGATTAACGAAGTGCAGGATGACTTTCATCTAGCAACCGTTGATATTGTGGCTGATCCTTCCGCACCTGATGCCTTTGTACAAGGTATAATGGAATCCGCAGAATGGATACTAGAAAATGGTGTTTGGAAAGCAGTCCACATTGAGGCGGCGCAAAAGCAAATAAGGGCTACATCTAAGAAAAACTTGGATGAAGTTAAGTTAAAAATATTTGAACAATTTGTTAATCAATTGTCTAGGTAACTAGAATTATAAATATCAATTGAAGAACATCAATACATTTAGGAGACACTAATGTCAGTAGAAAGTAAAGTTAAGGAATTGCTAGAAAAAGTAACAGCAAAAACTTCAGTTAATGAAGAAGCTGGAGCTATGGTTCCTACCAAGCAAAAAGATTCCACAATTAAAGCTGCCAACTCTGGCGATAGTAGTCAGCCAAGACAAGGCGATTCGCAAGACGCATCTCACGAAACTCGAGATGAAAAAGATGTTAACCAAGGAGCGATTACTGCAAAAGGTATTTCTAAAAATACTATTGCAATGAAAGGTCCAGTTGGTCAAGCACCGAACTTCACAACAGTAAAAGATCTAAGCCAAATTCCTCAGAATACAGGTATTCATGAAGAAGAAGCTGAAGAAGAAAATCTTGAAGTTGTAGCCGAAGAAGAACAAGTGGAAGACGAAGAGACAACAGAAACTACTGTTGAACCTATTGATCTTTCTCCAATCTTTGGTGAAGATTTATCTGAAGACTTTAGAGAAAAAGCAACATCCATTTTTGAAGCAGCAGTTATTGCTCGCGTTAATAACGAAATGGAAAAAGTATCAGCAGCATTAGAAGAAAAATATGCTGAAGAATTTACAGTATACAAGGAAGGCGTCGTAGAAAAGATTGACGCTTATCTCAACTATGTTGTTGAGAATTACTTAGAAGAAAATAAATTGGCTGTTGAGAGTGGTCTTCGTTCAGAGATTGCCGAAGATTTCATGTCAGGTCTAAAGGCTCTATTCAAAGAACACTACATTGAAGTGCCTGAAGAAAAATATGATGTAATTAGTGAATTGCAAGATAAAGTAACGGAGTTGGAAGAAGGACTAAACAGTCAGTTGGAAAACAATGTTAATTTAAATACCGAAGTAACAGATCTAAGAAAGAAACTTATCATTAAGGAAATGTCTAAAGATCTAGCAGATACTGAGGCTAACAAATTAGCAAAACTTCTAGAGGGTGTAGAGTTCGATAATGCAGATTTCTATAAAGAAAAAGTATCTGTTATTAAAGAAAATTATTTCCCACGCGATGCTATTGTAACAAAAGAAACAGCAAAGCAAGCGCTTATAGAAGAAATCGCACCAACTGAAGTCTATTCAGGCAATGATGTTGTTTCGACTTATGCACAAGCCTTATCAAGAACAATCAAAAGAGCATAACTTATAAATAACTATAAGTTCAAACAGTTACCAACAAGGAGACATTAAATGTTTTTATCAGAGAATATTCAACAAAAGTGGTCAGCAATTCTGGATCATCCAGACCTGCCACAAATTAAAGACAACTACAAGCGTCAAGTTACAGCTGTATTGTTAGAGAACCAAGAAAAATCTTTACGTGAAGAGCGTCAAGCATTGTTCGAGACTCCAGCAAACAACATTAGCGCAACAGCAGGTATCGACAAATATGACCCAATCTTAATCGGTTTGGTTCGTCGTGCTATGCCTAACCTAATGGCTTATGACATCTGCGGTGTACAACCAATGACTGGCCCAACAGGCTTGATCTTTGCAATGAGATCTATATACAAAGATGAACGTAATGATACTACAAACAGAGTAGAAGCATTGTTCAACGAAGCAAACACATCATTCGCTGGTTCTATTCCAGGTACAGGTTCATTACCAGCTCATTCTGGTTCTAACCCAGTATTTGGCACATACACTACAGGCAATGCCATTTCTACAGCATCTATGGAAGCTGCAAGTCAATTTAATGAGATGTCATTCTCAATTGACAAGACAACAGTTACTGCTAAGTCACGTGCGTTGAAGGCAGAGTACACTGTTGAATTAGCACAAGACTTAAAAGCAATTCACGGTCTTGATGCTGAAGCAGAATTGTCCAACATTCTATCACAAGAATTCATGTTTGAAATCAATCGTGAAGTTGTTAGAACAATTTATCAAGTTGCAAAAACAGGTTCACCTGCAACAGCAACAGCAGGAACATTTGACTTAGATATTGACTCTAACGGACGTTGGTCTGTTGAGCGTTTCAAAGGTCTATTGTTTAACATTGAGCGTGATGCTAACCACATTGCACAAGATACTCGTAGAGGAAAAGGTAACTTCATCGTTTGTTCTGCAGACGTTGCAAGTGCATTAGCTATGTCTGGTGTTCTAGACTATACTCCAGCTCTATCGACAAACTTAAATGTTGACGATACAGGCAACACATTCGCAGGTGTATTGAACGGTCGTTACCGTGTTTACATTGATCCATATTCTGCAAACCTAGGCGCTGCTAATCAGTTCTACATGGTTGGTTATAAGGGTTCTTCTCCTTATGATGCAGGTATGTTCTATTGCCCATATGTACCTCTACAAATGGTTCGTGCTATCGATCCTAACAGCTTCCAGCCAAAGATTGGCTTCAAGACACGTTATGGTTTGATTGCTAACCCATATGTTACATCTG